CGATCGAATTGTACAGTAGCGGAGGGGGGTGCCTTTTTTCAATATACAATTCACACTCAAACATTTTACATATATGTTCGGGTCAAAAAAAATCGGCGCCCATTTCAAAATCAATGAAAATTATGTAATACTCAATTAAAAAGCGCCAAAAAAATAAAAAAAACGGTGTATATAAATTACAATATTATATATCATGCCTCGACGCAAAAAACAACCAGAAATCGTGAATGAGGCGGACATCGAAAAAATCCGCGCATCATTAACAAAAACAAACATCAAGCTAAAAAAAGTAAGCCTAACAGATAAACAACTAGCATTATTAAAAATTATATTTGATAATGACAGTAAAATAGTATTCATCAGCGGCCCTGCTGGAACCAGTAAAACATATGTCGCGATCTACGGCGCTCTACAACTTTACAATATGAACAACGAGCGCGGCATCACATATGTACGCACCATCGCCGAGAGTGGCGAAAAAAGCCTCGGCGCGCTGCCTGGAGAAATGGCCGAAAAAATCAATCCATACATGATGCCCATGAACGAAAAACTAGATGAGCTGTTGATTCCTGGCCAAGCCAGTATTGTAAAAGAAAAAGAAATTATAAAAGGCATGCCAATCAACTATCTTCGCGGCGCAAGTTGGAGAAACGAAATTGTGATCGCGGATGAATCTCAAAATTTTACATTCAAAGAGCTTACCACCTTGATGACCCGCCTTGGCGAGGGCAGCAAATTGCTTATCTGCGGTGATCCTATGCAAAGCGACATCAATGGAAAGAGCGGATTCGCCGACATGTACTCACTTTTCAATGACACAGAAAGTAAAACTCAAGGAATACACACATTCTATTTTGGACCAGAAGATATAAAAAGAAGCGAAATACTAAAATATGTAATCAGCAAAATACAAAACAAAAAATAAAAAAAGTGTAAACTAGCCTATGGCAGATACAATCATTGGCGCACACGATGGAACTTTCAAAACCGATGGTTCAATCAGCATGCGCGAGACACAAGAATTCTTGGCGCGCCGCGAAGGCCTGTCTACAGCGTCTTTTCATGCGCAAGGTTTAGAGGGTAGTGTTAGTCTGCAAAAATTATATGATGCATCCAATCCTGGAGGAATTGTGCTCGCGGGCAATTCGGCATATCCATCAAACAATTATAGTCTTGGCGGATTGCGGGGCGCAAGCTATCAAAACAATACTCCGCCTGTTATTAGCTTGCTTGGACCGAGTGTGTTTTTTGTTAATAATACAGAAAACATAAGCGATTTGCCTGAACAATATGTAAACAATATTCTTTCTTATAATCCGAATGCGAATTTTGATAATTTTGAATATGATGATGATAAGTATTGGTATGGAATATATTGGCAGGGTTGGGCTGTTAACGGGGTTTATAGGTTTCCAGCTGCAGCATATACAATCTCAATTGTGAATAAAGACTTAGGGGGAACCAATCAGGTTCTAGGGTACCCGTTTCCTTATGGTGGGTCATCCAGCGACTTGGTTTTGCATCGTATTAACGATCAAACATACAGCAGCAGCACAAATTTTCCGAGTTATAGAAGTGCTGTAAATAATTATACAACACACACATCAATTGATAGAGCAAATTTTGTAGCAGGTGACATGCTTGAAGTAAATGCAATTGGATACAAGAATAGCAATGGAATCGTAGACAGAGGCTTAACTGACAATCATCGCAATATTTTAAACCAGTTGACCGTTGTAAATACTACGAATATATGGGGATACCATTCCTATTATTATGGCAATACCCATAGCGCTTTATATGCTAGTGTGTTTATTTTTCCAATAAAATCTAACACATAAAACATGCAATACACAGTAATAGTACAAGATTACGACGGCGACAATAAATTCAAAATCAACAGCTTGCGTCAAAAAGTTATTGATGCCGCGCCTGGAGAGGAGATCGTTTTTGATCAAAGTGATGCTTCTAACGCTGGTCATCCTTTGAAAATCGCGCTGTATCCAGATGGTGCACATTTGGGCGGTGGATCTGAATATACAGCTGGTGTCGTCGTTGAGGGTACTCCTGGACAAGCTGGCGCAAAAACAACATTTACTGTGAGCGACGCTAATTTACACGGTACATATTTTTATTATTGTGAAAGTCATCAATACATGGGCGGCATGATTCATTATGGCAGCAATGATCCGCTTCCAGATGAAGTAACACCAGCAAAATATCGACTTGTTGATGAGGGTGCGAATGCATATGATGCGCAAGACGAAGATGTAACAAGCTCTATCAAAAAAATTGTTGAAGAATACGATGCATCACTTGATCCTCCTTGGCGGGTTGTTTATGATTCGAATTTAATTTTATCTGATTCTCATACTAATCCGTGGGCTGTAATCAATACCGACACGCGAAATACTGTAAAATATAGAATAAAATACAATGTACAAGATTCTGCGGGTGCCGCTGCTTATTCAAAACACAAATCGATAAATATCTCTCAAACTTACTCTCCACCCCTTGCAGACTTAGCGCCTGGAGAGACTGCTTATTTAGATGGTCAAGTATTTACTGTTACATACGGCGGAGCTGCTTACGTATTCCGTCAAACGTTTTTAATACTGCATCCAGATAGAGTTGAGCTCTCATGGCTCTCACTTCAAGGGTATGATTTTAACTTTGCTTTGGCTGGAATTTATAATTCAACAACTGATGAGTTTACTGTGCATGACCATCAGTTTGGCCCCTTCGAGTATGGCGCACATTTTTACCCCTATGGAACAAATAATATAAATCATCCAAATATAGAAATAAATGGCCCTGCGGTTTTTGGGGGCCAACTTGCTTATCTACATACAGTAAACTATATTTGGGGTAGTAGCGTGGGTTTTACGGGAGAACTAGTTGATTTTGATATCAAAGCTCGTCGATTTTCTTCCGCACAAATCTGGGAGTACAGCCCTACCAATCCAAGCGGTACTGTAAACGTATATTATGGAGACTTCAGCCAAGACGCTAGTGTAGACAAGCCGCTAGGGATGCGCGCTTCACTAATGGATAATTTGGTGTGGAATCGAAAAACGGGGACTGATTTTGCAGGCAACGGACTGCCTGATATTAAACCTCCACCAGGCTTAAACAAAACTACTCTCTCAGGGTCAAGTGCATTTACGCCTGTTTCCAAGTACATCAACGATTATGGGTGGGTGCAGTTAAATGGCTATCTGGTACCACCAGATATAAAAAGTAGTTCGATTCAACCTTACTTTGCGGGGGGTGAGCAGCATTATAATTCACCTTTAATATAAAATATAAATGCAACTAAAAATACAATCTTGCCTAACAGAACCGCCCAGTGAAATCTCTTGCTTTCGTGATGTTACGCTATTCGCGCGCACATTTATTTTTGAGGATGTATTGCTTGTTTGTCCGCCAGGCACTCGCAGCATGTATTGGAATTGGTTGAAAAGTCACGGAGCGCACGATTTTGTTAGCGATCTGATTCGCGCAGACACAAAAGAGCCCGGGTATAGCATTGGAACTACCCCGGGCCACAATATAGTAACAGACCGTATCGCCTGCTATAACCTAAGCGAAATCGTTAGCTCGCTTCAGCGGTTTCGGTTGTAACTTGCTCAACTGCGCTGTCTGCAGCAGCTTCAGCTTTTTGTTTTGCTTCTGCAATTTCTTGCAGCAATTCAGCTACTTGTTCTTCACTCATCTCTTTTACTTGCTCGCGTCCTTGTTGAAGTGCGCGGTTTTGAGACAATTGAATGAGTGCGTTCAATGAAACCTGCGAAAGCGCCTCGCCGAGCGTTGCTCTGCTGAGAAATTCATTTGCTAGTGCAACTGCGGCATCTTCGCGTTGCTTCGCGGCTTGATCGTTACTATCTTGTGATGTTGTGTTATTTTCGTCTGTCATGTGTTATTGTATGTTAGATTATAATTTTTTAAATTGGATTATCATTTTTTTGATAAAATGGAAGATCTTGCTGTGCGCGTAGTTGTTGTATTGTGATTGTATCGTATAATGATTGTATTTGCAGTGATTCGATATACTGAGCTTGTGATTTGATCAATTCATTTTGATCCCACATATACCAAGCCATATAAAAAATTAATAACAAAACACTGATTCGAGTTAATGCGTCATTCATAAAACATAGTAACAAGTAAATCGCGCAATTCTATATAATTTCGTTTTAATGTGTGTAATATAATTCATGCCTACACTTTTACAAGAGCTGCCCGAGCCAGCATCGTATGACGCAAATACTAGTTGGTTATTGATCGAGCATGCTAGTACATTATACAAAGTAAAGTCTTCTGTTTTCTTGAATACTTTTTCAATCCAATCGGATTATCTGGATAGTCAATACAAGTCGTTGAGCTTTCAAGATTCTAGTGTGTCATTTTCGCGCGATTATTTGTTGAGCACTGCATCTAGTTTTATCGCAACATTTGAATTCGGAGAAAAAGCAAAATTTCCTACCGCAACAATCATAAAAAATAGCGGATCAGATATCTGCAAATTGATGACGTTTGAAGGTATTGTAGAACTACCCATCGGCGCCACATCCAATACTCTCAATTTAAGCACATATTCTACGCAGGATGGCCGCCAAACAAATATCACTGGAAGCATATCATTAACGCAGGCAATTACTGATTCGGTGAGCATATCTTCTTTGAAGTTAGAAAATGTATCTGAATTTTCTAGTATCGATTCTGCATATTGTTGTGCAAAAATAAAAGCGCAAGCATACAACGCTTGAATCATGGATATATCGTCATATCCAACAATTGATGCGCAAAGCATTGATCTTGCTCAGGATCTTGTTTTTATTTCCAATCAAGAAAACGTTGCCGCTTCAAGTATCGCAGAAACTTTACTCGAAAAAAGAAATATATCCAAGAAAACATCTTATTATTTTAGAACTGTTCATTTGAATGTCGAGCCGCGGCAATCAAAATTAAATTTTTTAACATCTTTAAATGTTGCGAATTTATTGTCTAGTGATTCTGGGTTTGTGTGCAATGTAGAATTTTTTGTTGACCTGAAGCAGTCATTTGTTTCAGTCGGAGATGGCCCGCTTTATGACCGCAAGACTGTAACACTTCCTTCTTTAACAATACAAAAGAATTTTGGCAATAAATTTATTTCTGTTCGAAGCTCAGAATATGCAAGTTCAATTGATGTTGGATCGTCAAGCGATATAGCTATGTCAAAAATTCACTACAACAATAATGATTATAATCTTAGATGTTTATTGTCAACCACATCAGATTCTATTCGTTTTGATTATATATCATATACTCGCAATCAAATCTTTGATACGCGTATAAATTTTACATTCGAATCGACACAATAACATGCCACTTCCTACTCCCAACAACAAAGAAAAAAAGAGCGAATTCATGACTCGCTGCATGACGCAATTGTCAGACAAAGGTGAATTCAAGGATGCCAAGCAGCGTGCCGCAGTTTGCTACAAGCAGTTGTCGCGGCGTAAAAAAGCTTAGTTTTTCTTTCCTTTTATTCGTTTAATTTCGCTCGGCAATATTTTTGCCACTTTGTCGGTTTGGTTTTCCATCATCAGCTCGGCTGGCGTGGCACCATTTAGTTTAGCATTTTCTGTTTTGAGCCAACAAGTGCTTTGATACGAATTTAAATTTTTACTTAACGTTTCGAGGATTCTTTTTTGCGACATATACTATATTACACATAAATCACATAAATTAAAAAGTGTACTACTTTATATGGGACCAATATTAAATACAATCATAGGTGCTGGTATCAAATTGGCTTGTAATTTATTGAATGCTTGGTTAGAGCAAAAACGCCAAGACCAACTCGCACTCGCCGCGCGTGATGAAACCATGCTCAACGCACTCATCGCTAGTCAAGAAAAAAATGCGAATGATCCATTCGTAAAAGTTACTCGAAGAATATTGTTTATGAGTATCACTTTCACTATGTGTTTTTTGATGATATATTATGCATTCAATCCACAAATAGAATATAGTTTAATTGTGCCCAAAGGAGACAGCGGAAAATTGGGCTTTGTGAGCTGGATATTCGGAGGCAAAGATTGGGAGATGGTTAGGATGACTGGCGGCTTGATGCTTGCTTCTTTTATGGATTTATGTTTCATGGTTGTTGGCTTTTATGCTATACCCAGCAAGCGTAGATGAGATATTGTATATTATTGTGCATATTATTAAACAGTTGCACAAAAAAATTCATACAGAAACCGCAAGAAAATGCGGAATTGGGTTCTCAAGATAATGAAAATAATGTATTATATATTACAAATGAATTGCAAAAGCATGATATCCAAGAGCCTCTATTTTGGTTCTCTATAATTCTTATTACAGCGATGCTTTTGTCATACTCATGCTCAATGTTTAAAAATGAATAGTGGACTAGATATTATAAGCGTACTTACAGGTGTTGTGTCTGCAGCTACCGCAGTTCTTGGTATGTGGCTCAAGGTCAGATACGACGAAAAGAAAAGTAAAGAATTTAATTACGACCCAAATTTGCACAGCAGCATCATTTCGGCGCTCGAATATGTAATGACAGAAACTCAGGCTGATCGAGTATACGTTGTAGAATTTCACAACGGTGAACATTATTTTTCAGGTCGCAGTCAACAAAAATTAAGCTGCACATATGAAGTAATGAGTGACGGAATAAGCGCAGAAGCGCATAATCTTCAAAATATAAGAACATCAAACTTTCATGGACTCATAAAAAGCATAGCATCAGAGACAACTTTTAGATGTCCCGATTTAGAGGTTTACAATCAGGATATAGGATTCAAGTCATTTCTCGAAAGAAAAGGCGTTAAAAGCATGTTTGCGCGCCCTATAAAGACACTCAACGGAAAGATCGTCGGACTATTATGTCTTGAATATGTAAAAGAGAAGCGGACATGGAGTGACGAAGCAGAAGAATTCGCAAAGAAACAAGCGCGCACAATTAGTGGCTATTTGATATAATTACATTTTTAGCTATAATATATTATTATGGCTTTTTCTTATTGTCCTCATTGTGGTTTCAAGAATATGTATTCAATGCAGGCGCCCAAATTTTGTGGTGGTTGTGGTGAAACTTTGAATATTCTTTCAGCAGCAAAACGCGTATCGGTTGCACCCGAAAAGAAAACGGTATCTAGACCCATAAGGGCTAGACAGGAGATTGTTGATGATCCAGACGGAACAGATGTATTTGACGTTCCAAATATCACAAAATTGTCGTATAGTATAGAAAAAGACAATAATAAATTCAGCCTAAAAGACATGATTCCATTGGAAGAAATTCAAGAATTCCAAGAAAATGATCAACCCAGAACTCCTAAAAAAGCAGCTAAAAAACGTGGCCGACCAAGAAAGTCCTGAGTTTACCTACGAGGACAAGTCTGACGAAATTGATATTGAAATAAAAAAGCGTCGAGGAAAATGGTTTCTTGACTCACTTGCATGGTTTGACTTCGAAGATGTTGAGCAGATTATAAAAGCTCATATTCACAAAAAGTGGCATCAATGGGATCAGCGACGCTCGCTCAAGCCGTGGATCAACAAGATCATCACCAATCAGATGAAAAACATTTTGCGCAACAACTACAGCAACTTTGTAAGACCTTGCCTCAACTGTCCATTCAATCAATCATGTGCCACTAAGGACGGTGGAGAATCTTCGTTGTGCGGTTTTACCAAAAGCGGACTACAAGATTCATCCTGCCCGTTATATGCCAAATGGGAACGCACCAAAAAGCCTGCATACGGCATCAAAATGGCGCTAGCCCTTGAAAATCACACTCACGAGGTCTCGGCCATGCGAGATTATAATTTTGACATTCACAATGCACAAGACAAATTGAATTTACATATGGCTAAAAAATTATCTCCAAAACAATATCAAGTATACGAACTATTGTTTGTTCAACATTTAGACGAAGAAGAAGTAGCAAAGCGAATGGGTTATAAAACCAGCGAAAAAGGAAGAAAAGCAGGTTACAAGCAAATCAAAAATTTAAAGAAAATGTTCAAGGAAACTGCTCAAGAAATTCTCAAAACCGAAGATATTATCGCAATCTACGATCCTCCATCATGGACTTAACTCAAGAGCAGCAACAAATTATCCGCGATAATGCGGGAACAATCACAGATCTAACTGAATTGACTCGATTAGTATTTCCTGATGCAGAAAAAGTTGATGGAAGAAGCAAGCAGGGTCGAGCGGTTAGACAGTTTCTTGTGGCCAATGAAATAGATTATGCTACAAAACATGTATATCCACGAGAAGAGATCATACTAACACAAGAACAAAAAGAATTTATCGAACAAAGTATAAGTGGCGGAATGGAATGCTTTCAGATTGCTAGCATTTTATTTCCTGATGTGCGCATGGCGCATAACACAAAAGAATATCTAACTGTTTATAATTATGTTGACAGTAATCCGAGTATTTCCCCTCCAGGATCCGAGGATTCGTTCAACAAGCGATATTCTCCACCAAAAGCTGCAAGCAAAGTAATCAAAAAAATCAATGACTCATGCCAAAAAAACCTCAATGAATCGAAGCTCGCTATGACCGAGCGAAAGAGCATTGAGGCGCTTACTGGCTTTCTTGCTTCTCCAAGATTTATTCAAGTTATAAATAATTATAACAGCAGTGAAGATCGTGAGTTATTTGAAGCAGAATTTGTACGAGCAACATGGGACAAGCCTGATTTAAGTAACGATGAAATTAATTTATATATCAATGTATGTATGGATTATATTCACCTTAAAAATATACAAGGCGCAATCAACAAATTGAATAGAATGTTTGATGAAGCAGAAGATCAGCAAGATCTAACTGTTAGATTGGCAGAACTACTCAAAACAAAAAGCGAAGAATACAATCAATGCGAAAAACGTATGGAATCGCTCATCCAAAAATTGCAAGGCGATCGATCCAAGCGTATATCCTCGAAAGAACGACAAAATGCAAATATACTTGCACTCGTACAATTATTTCAAGAGGAAGAAGAGCGTCAGGTGATGATAAAGATCGCCGAACTACAAAAGAAAGCTGCTCGCGAAGAGGCAGACAATCTAGAATCAATGCCCGACTGGAAATCACGAGTACTGGGAATATCCAAAGAGGATGTCATCTGAAAATAAAGTATATTACGGAAAATATCTTGTTGCCAAAAAATCAGAAGACGAATCAAAATTTAAAGATTCTAGCGCTTTAAGTTTAGGCTGGCGCCCTGGACAAGCAGAATTTAGCGCAGTGATTGATTCTTGCACGATTGATGGAGGTGGAGTGTCTGAAGGTTTAAAATTATCATTCTGTCGAAACATAAAAATACAAAACTCACAATTCTTTGGTGGTAGTGAAGATTGTGTCGATATAGTAAGAGGAGAAAATATATCTTTTTATAATTGTACATTTTTTGCTAGTCCTGATACCAAGCAACATGTTACCATAAAAGGTGGCGCACGAAACATAACATTCAAAAATTGCAAGTTCGTAAATTCATTCAAGACTTGGTGGAATGGCGCATGTATAGATCTTGGCAACTGGACAGATTATGATGATGTCGATCGACCAAAAACACGCGACGTAAGAGTCATTGACTGTGAAATGCAGGGCGTAGCGTTTCCTGCACTTTGCAGAAGACTGTATGCAGACTCACCAATTGTGCAAAACACACGAGGATTGGGCATTATGATTCCCTCGTGGGCTGTATCAATATTTTGGTTTCTGCAACGCAAAGGCTGGATTGGCAAACGCAGACGATTTCCTGAATCGTGGTTAAAGATATACGACTTCGAGCGATGAATACATGTAAAATATGTGGCGAGCAATTTGAAGACGAGAAAAAGCTTCATATGCATTTGCGCTCACACAAAATCACACTCGCAGAATATTATACTCAATATCATCCACGATATAATTTATTAACTGAAGAGCCATTGCCATTTAAGAACAAAGAACATTATTTTAGTAAAGATTTTGCTAATCGAAAACAGTTATTAGAATGGTGTGAATCGCAAGACGAATCAACTGTAAAATGGTATATACTCGAGACTCTCAGAAAGCGTGCTGAGTCGAAAGGTTTAACACTTGGCCCATGCCACTTTGAATTGCAAGCCAGCGAACTGCCGACCATCGAATTGTTTCAAAAACATTTTGGTTCGTATACTCAGGCATGTGAAAAAGTTGGACTCAAACCAATGTTTAGTTCTCGACTGCCAGATGAGTTTGAAAATACAGTCGACCCAGACATAAAAATATTTATTGACACACGCGAACAAAAGCCTCTAGAATTTCCGTGTTCAGAATCCTTGAAGCTTGACTTTGGAGATTATGCTGTGGGCAGCGAACATTACGATTATACATTTGTTGACCGCAAAAGCGAAACTGATTTTAAATCCACATTGAGCGGCAAAAACTATGAACGCTTTAGAAAAGAATTGCAGCGCACAAAAGATATGGATTGCTATTTGTTCGTTGTCACCGAAACAGATGTATCAACCATGGAGTCGCGCAATCATTGGTCGCCGCACACATCCAATATGAAATACATTTATCACAACATGCGCGTACTGAGTCATGAATTTGCTGGACATTGTCAATTTATTTTTACTGGTGGCCGCGAACAATCGCAAGATATAATTCCAAAAATTTTAACGTTAGGTAAAAAACTATGGAATGTTGATTTACAATATTACATTGATCATAAATTAATTTAATGAGCTGGGAAACAGGCAAACAATTATCTCGCAAACAATGCGAAGACTTCAACAAACAATTATCCGAGATAAAAGGATTCATCGAAGAAAAGGATGCAAAAATATTGTTGTATAAATTTTTACGCGAGAATATTACATTTACTGCTGACTTGATTAGCGGTGTGCAATTATTTCCATTTCAACACATGGCTATTAAAGCAATGTTCGAAACAGATTATTTTATGGGTGTTTGGTGTTTAGATGAAAATGAATATGTACTCACCGAAACAGGCTACAAAAAAATAAAAGATGTACAAATTGGTGAACGCGTAAGATCGCGCAACAATCTGAACCTTGTATCCGACAAGAAAATAAATGCTTGTGAATCTGGGCTCAAAATATCACTCAAAAGTGGCGACAGTTTTTCTGCAAAAATTGGACACAAAGTGTTAACCTATAATCCAGTTGCTGCAACATTTGAATTCAAAGAAATTCAAGATCTATCGACGAATGATTATTTGCCAATCAAACAAAAAACAGAATGCTGGGGCGATGTGGATATTACGGATGGATTTGACATACAAAACACTTCAGATTTATATTTTGCGCTTGGATACATGATTGGCGATGGATATTTCTGCAAAGATGGAATGCACATATGCACAGAAAGTCAAGAAGTATTGGATGTATTCGATCGCGTAAAAACACAAAACAATTTAAAATCATATGTTCGTCAAAGACAGGGCGAGTTGTTTGAATATAGTTTTTTCAATCGTGATATTGTAAAATGGCTTGAGCACATTGGATTTGATCGCTCTAAGCGAGCAAAAGATAAAACAATTCCTGATTTATTGTTGCAATCATCAAGAAACAATCTCGCGGCATTGATTAGTGGAATATTTAGTGCCGATGGATATTGTTCGGTGCTACAAGATGCGCGACACACCGCCGAAAGTTTGTCAATAAAATGTGGATTAAAAAATACATCTTTTGAATTGTTACGTCAGATAAAAATGTTGTTGAATAATTTTGGCGTCGAATCGAATCTTCGACATTCTGGTGTTTCTGATAATGGAACAGATTATTATGATCTTGTTCTTTGCAATGATCAAAATGATTTGCGCGAATTTGCTGATTCAATTGATTTTATACCGCATCACAAAACAAAAAATTTACATTCTGCAATTGATGCCGCAAAAAAAGAATATCAAACAAAATTGATACCAAAATTTGGCGACATTTTAAAAGCGCAAGGATCGGTAGAAAAAGTGCGCGGTGTGCGTGGCAATTGGGGCGATTCATATTCACAAAACAGATTAAACAATTTAAATGTTGATAATGCAACACAATCTTTAATTGATGATATACAATCTGAGAATGTTGTTTTTTCTAAAATTGATGTTATTGAATCGTGTGAAACTGTTTCGGTTGATATCACAGTAGAAAATGAAGAATGTTATGTTGGCAATGGAATTGTTCATCACAATAGTCGGGGTATGAGTAAATCATTTACCACCGCGATATATGCATATCTTGATGCGATACTCAATCAAGGAGTAGAAATTGGTATTCTATCTAAATCATTTCGTCAGGCAAAAATGATCTTCAAAAAAATAGAAGATATTGCCAGCAAACCAGGAGCAACATATCTTGCACAATGTATAACTCACAAATCAAAAAGCAACGATGAATGGTTGCTTGAAATTGGTCGCAGTCGTATTCGCGCGCTACCACTTGGTGACGGTGAAAAGTTGCGGGGTTTTCGTTTCCATAGAATCATCATCGACGAGTTTGCGCTGATGCCCGAACGTATTTACAATGAGGTTATCATACCATTCTTGAGTGTTGTGGAAAATCCCACACAGCGAGAAGAGCTATATAATCTTGAAACTACCATGATTGAAAACGGCGAGATGACAGAAGAAGAAAGATATGTCTGGCCAAACAATAAACTTATTGCTCTGAGTTCTGCTAGTTATAAATTTGAGTATATGTACAAAGCATACGAGCAATTCGAAGACTTGATACGCACAGGAAGCACCAAAGAGAGTGATGCTCATCGAGTGATCATGCAATTTAGTTACGACTGCGCGCCCAAACAATTATACGATCAAAATCTTCTTGACCAAGCAAAATCTACAATGAGTCAGAGTCAGTTTGATCGAGAGTTCGGGTCTATATTTACAGATGACAGCAGTGGCTACTTTAAGACATCAAAAATGGCAGCTTGTACATTAAAGGATGGCGAAACTCCGACCATTGAAGTGGCTGGCGAAAAAGGTGCAAAATATATTCTTGCATTCGACCCAAGTTGGGCAGAAAGTGAGAGTAGTGACGACTTTGCAATGATGGTGTTGAAGCTCAATGATGATCGCAAGATTGGAACAGTTGTTCATAGCTATGCATTGAGTGGTGCAAATTTAAAACAACATATACATTATTTTTATTATCTACTTACTCATTTTAATATTGTGAGTATTGTTGGCGACTATAATGGAGGCGTACAATTTATCAATGCATGCAATGAAAGTAGTTTGTTCAAGAAAAATAATATCAACATCAAATGCTTGAACACAAACTTTGATGATCTAGAACACTATCAAGAAAAATTATTAGAAGGAAAAAAAGAATACAATCTTGATGACAAAACAATTTGTTATCTGCGAAAACCTACGAGCGCATGGATACGATTGGCAAACGAATTGTTGCAAGCAAATTTTGATCACCGCCGAATACATTTCGCAGCACGTGCAATTGATGACGCATACAACGAACAGCGCAGCAAAAAAATACCCATCAAGGATCTACAGTTTCTGAGAACCTCGCAGAGTGGCGAGCGTCAAACAGATGCCGCGAAAATGATTGACTTTGTGGAACATCAATTTGATATGATGAATCTTGTCAAGACACAATGCGCATTGATTCAGATAACAACCTCTGCCGCAGGCACTCAAAATTTCGATCTTCCATCAAGTTTAAAACGACAAACTGGACCAGAAAAAGCAAGAAAAGATAGTTATAGTGCACTGGTTCTTGGAAATTGGATGGTAAAATTATATTATGATATGATGAATATTCAAGTTGAGAATGTAAATTATACTTTTACTCCCATGTTTATAAAGTAAGTGTATTAAGTTTAAATGTCTAAAAAATATAAATATACAACAACATTTGACAGTGTAGTTTTTGCGTCAAGCGATCTTGAAGAGTCGAACATCAGCCGTGCTTCTCTTGAAGCATTGCGTCCATTGATTCCTGCAAACATTGATCTTGATCGAAACATCGATCTGCTTGGTGTTGCATTCAATGCTGCAGTTGTCAACAAATTCAACAAAAATGGAGATGGTATAGCGAGCGAGTCTGCTGTTGCCATCAAAGACTATTTCGTTCACAAACCCACAAACATCGAACACGACCGCGACAAAATTGTTGGGCACATTGTATCTGCTGGATTTTCTCGTTATGGAGAAGGCGGCGAACTCATGACCGATGATGAAGCACTCATCGAAGAAGGATCATACAATATCGCACTTGCCGCAGTTGTTTACAAAACCGCCAGCAAAGAGTTTGCTGACTTGGTTGTCAACTCAACCGACACAGACAGTGACTATCATGGTACTGTATCTGCAAGTTGGGAAGTTGGATTCAATGAGTATGTAATTTCTGTGGGTGGAGATGATCTGCACGAATCAACTGTGGTTTCTGATCCACAAGAGATTGAAGCATATTCTCCGTATTTAAAAGCTTTGGGTGGAAAAGGAATGCTTAAAGATGGCCGCAAGGTTAATCGATTGATTGTTGGGGAGATTTATCCTCTCGGAATTGGGTTCACTTCTAACCCTGCAGCAGACGTAAAAGGTCTGATCGCGCAGAAGGGTGAAGCACAACCTGCCAAATCAAGCCGCAACGAACCAATCGACAAATTAATAACAAAAAGCAAAAAAACTTCCCATTCTTCTCAAGAAAATGTACTAAACAAAGAACCTAATAATACTATTATGGATAAAGACCAAATTATTAATGATTTCCGAGCAGCTTTAGACGAAAAGCTTGGCAAGCAAGATTTCTCTGAAGAAAGCGTCGCTAGCATTTCCAAAGTGTTTATCGAAGCTATCCGCGAGAAAGGCGAGCAATACGTCGCCGATCTTGAAAAAGCTAAAGCTGAAAAAGAAGAAGCTGTTCAAGCTCAAAATTCTCTTCAAGAGAAAATGGGCGAAGTAGAGCAGCAATTACAATCCACTCAAGAAAAGCTTTCTGCTCTCGAAGAAGAAAATGCTGCCCGCGAAGCTGAAGTTCGCTTCAATGCTCGCATGGAGATGTTGAATGACATCTATGAACTTGATGAGGAAGATTCCAAAATCGTAGCTGCTGAGCTTGTTGAGCTTGACGAAACCGAAGAAAGTTTCGCTGGTTATCAAGAAAAGCTTGCTAAAGTTTGGAAACACAAAAACAAAGAATTTATCGCTGCTGAACAAAAAGCATTTGAAGATCGCGTAGCTCAAGAAGTTGAAAAGCGCCTCACTCAAACAGCTGAAGCTTCAGAAGCAACAACAGAAGAAACTGAAGAAGTTGAAGTTGAAGTTGCAGAAGCATCCGAAACTCAAGAAGAAACTTCCGACGAAGTCGCAGAAGCTCTTGAAAATCTTGAAGTTGAAGACGCTGCTATCGTAAACAACAACGAAAGTTCAGCTGACGGAGATTCTCTTCGCGAGCGCTTCGCTAAAACTTTCAAAGATTCTGTTAAAATTTCATACTAATATAGGAGAAAAAAATTATGGCAAAAAGAATACTACCATACCGAGACTACAGTGAGCACGACGTTGTGAATTTGTTCGCACTTGACGTTGACGGAGCAACTCTTTCGAGTTTTGTTTCCAACGGCAGTGGCGACTTTGACGCAGGTGTTGTTGTTTCTGTAAGTGCGGGAGCTCTACCTGGTGAGGTTTCCGAATTGCGTGCGTCAACACCTGATAATCTTCGTGATTATCTCGGTGCTAGCTTCGGCAGTGCGCATATTGGATTCAATGGATACCCCGCTAATACAGGTATGACTGTTGCTCCTGCTGACGGATCCGGTCGCGCCCTTGGTATCACACTTCGTGAAACCTTGGCTTTCGACGAAAACGGAGAAAAGATGCTTTATTACAAGCAAAAATTGGACGAAGCTCAAGGCGTTCTTCCTGGTCAAACAGTTCCTGTTTTGACAAAGGGTCTTGTTCTTCTCTCTGGTTCTGCTTTCGCTAGCGCACCAGCTTTGGGAGACGATTTAGAAGTTTCTTCTATAGCAGGTAAGCTTGAAACAGCAACAACTGGAACAGTTGTTGGTTCAGTTATCGCTATTGGCGAAGACACCAGCGATTCATCCGCTAAGTACCTTTGTAAGGTCAGCTTCTAAGAAAGGAAATTAAAGAAAATGAAAATTACTTTAGAAAGAACACCCGAGCAAGTCGAGCTTATCAAAGCTATGGCTTCCAAGAATCGTGATGTTGCTTATGAAGCTCAAACTGCATTGGCTGAATTCATCGGTCCAGTTTTGGCAGAAGTTGTTAACACAGCTCCTACTGTCAGCAACATGTTTACTAGCCTTCAGTTCAACAGTGATGAGAGCCCAAGCATTCCTTTGGATCTTTACCACGACATTACTGACGAAGATTACATCCAAGTATGGAGTCAATCAGTTCCTGGTGGACTTCCTACCAACCAAGTCGCTCCTTCACAAAGCGAGCTTAAGTTCACAACTTATACTCTCGACAGTGCATTGAGTTTCGACAAGCGTTATGCTTCTCGTTCCAGACTTGACGTTGTTAGCAAGACATTCACACGCATGGCGCAAGAAATTCTTCTTAAGCAAGAAAAAACTTCTGCCAGCATGATCATGACTGCATTGGCTAAAGCAGAAACAAATGGCGAGAAACACGTTATTCGTTCCGCTCAAGCTAATCGCTTCTTACTCTCTGACCTTAACAAATTGTTCACCAAGGCCAAAAGAATCAATACTTCTTGGACTGGCGGAACTCCTGCTGATCGTCGCGGACGCGGAATCACAGATCTTCTTGTTTCTCCTGAAATCGTAGAAGAAATTCGTGGTTTGGCTTACAATCCGATCAACACCCGTGGTGGTGAAGGCGGAGCTCCTACAGCTGGAGACGGTATTGCTGGTACAGACACAATGCGTGACGCTATCTTTAATAGCGCTGGAATTCCTGAGTTCTACGGCGTATCCATTCAAGAGTACAATGAAATGGGTGTTGACCAAAAATGGAACAAGGTTTTTGACACTGCTGCAGGAACTACTTCCTATGACGATCACTATTCAGTTGCAGGTACATTAACAACCTTCACTGAAGCCGACGAACAAATCCTCGTTGGTGTTGATCTCAGCCGTGAGTCCATGATTCGCGCAGTAGCTACCGATTCCGAGTCCGGAGACGAGTTTAGTCTTGTATCCGACGACCAAT